TTGGTATTGATGTTTTGCCAAATTTGGATCGCAATGAATATGAATGCACAATATCATTTTTTGTTGTTAATGCTCCAACAGAACTTGTAGACTTAACAATATTTTTAGAGAGATTACGATAATGGCTGTAAATAAAAAAAGATTGACAGTGACAGAGTTTGATTTTGATGATGTAAAAAGCAATCTAAAAATTTTCCTAAAGGGACAGACAGAGTTTACGGACTATGACTTTGAAGGTTCTGGCATGAATGCTCTGCTAGATGTCCTTGCATATAATACACACTATCTTGGTTTCAATGCGAACATGTTGGCGAATGAAATGTTCCTAGATAGTGCGTCGTTGCGCTCAAGTATAGTTTCTCACGCTAAGACTTTGGGATATGTTCCTAATTCTGCTCGTGCTTCAGTGGCTACTGTTGATGTGAATTTAAATACCACATCCTTAACTTCTGTGACAATGCCTGCCGGTACTGTTTTCACTACCAGTGTTGATGGAACAGATTTTCAGTTTGTAACAGCTTCTGATGCAACAGCATCTACTATTGGGAATATCATCCCCTTTTTGAATACTAAAATTTATGAGGGGACTTTTATTTCAACAAGATATACAGTTGACTCGTCTGATGGTGATCAAAGATTTCTTCTCACGGATAACAGAGCAGACAGAACCACATTGACTGTTAAGGTTCAAACTTCATCATCTAATTCTGATACCGCAACATATACTGAAGCAACAGACATAACTCAAGTATCAGCTACAAGTAATGTTTATTTTATTCAAGAAGTTGAAGCAGGGAAGTTCGAAGTATATTTTGGTGATGGTGTAGTTGGTAATGCTTTAGAAGATGGTAACATTGTTATCCTTACATATGTTGTTAGTAACAAGGCAGCAGCAAACGGTGCAGCAATATTTACAAATGCAGCTGCTATTGGAACGGTTACTGATGTGGCAGTGGCCACTGTTGCCGCAGCTAATTCTGGTTCAGAAGCAGAATCACTTCAGTCAATAAAATATAATGCTCCTCTTGATTATGCCTCTCAAGGCAGATGTGTAACTGCTGAAGATTATAAAGTGTTTGTAAAGAAATATTATCCAAACACCCAAGCTGTACAGGTGTTCGGTGGAGAGAGTGGGTCATACGATACAAGTCTTGGTGTAGTATCTACACCAGAATATGGTAAAGTTTTTATTTCTATTAAGTCAACCACAGGACTTGATTTAACAACAAATGAAAAAACCCAGCTGGTTGCAGACCTTGCTCCATTTACTGTTGCATCAATTACGCCTGTTGTTGTTGATCCAGCTATAACTTATTTAATTTTGAATGTAATATTTAAATTTGATTCAAGTGCAACAACAAAATCTTCTGATACATTAAAAACCGCTGTTACAAATACATTACAAACTTTTAATGATGACAGTCTTGAACAGTTTGAGGGGATGTATAGGCATTCGAAGGTAACTGGTTTGATTGACAATACTGATACATCAATTACCAGTAATATTACAACTGTCAGGATGGCTAAGAAATTCACTCCTACTCTCAATGCATCGACGTTGTACACTATTAATTTTGATAATTCTTTTTATAATCCAATACGTCATCGTGATGATTATGTTCCTGCTGTTGCTCCTTCTTTAACTGTGGGGACAATTACAGGAACATTTACTGCTGGTGAAGTAATTACTGGTGCTACTAGTGGATCAACTGCCAGAATTATTAACACAACAACTCCGCTAAGTTATATTTCCTCCAACAGTCTTTCTTTTACCGTTGGAGAGGTTATTACAGGAGATAGTTCTAGTGCAACTACTACAATTTCATCAACAGAAGCAGGGGACAGAAAACACGCTAAAACTTTGGCTGGAATAGTTTCTTCTACAGGATTTAAGATTAGTGGTGATGCTACAAATGAAATGTTTTTTGATGATGATGGTAAAGGAAATTTGAGAATATTTTATCTTAGTTCTGGCGAAAGAATTTATGAAAATTTTGATGCTGGGACAGTAGACTATGAGAATGGAACTATTTCGACTAAGGGTATAGAATTTACGACAGTAGGTGATGTTGATGGTGTGACTTCTTCTCAAATTCGAATTCTTACAATTCCAGATTCTAATGATATCATACCAAAACGGAATCAGGTATTAGAAATTGATTTTACAAATCTTACTGTAACAGGTGACGTTGATACAGTTGCAGTGGGCGATAGTTCTGCTGGTACATCGTATGTTACTCGGCCTTCACAACTTCCGCTTGGATAAAATAAAATGGCTGTTATTGTTAAACCACCATCAGGAAAATTGTATAATAAAGTTAGTCCTCTTATTGACGGACAATTGCCGGATTTTATTCAATCAGACCATCCGGTATTTTCCAGATTTTTAAAACACTATTATCAATATCTTGAAGCCGGTGAACTTCAGTTAACAGTAACTATTGATAAACTTCAATTGAATCTAGAGACAGCTTCTTATGTATTGAATGTCGATGGTAGTAAAATTGTTTTGGAAGATGGTGCTGGTACTTCTGGTAAGTTTGTGGTAGGAGATACGATTACTGGTGGTACTTCAAAAGCAACAGCAACAGTTCTTGTAGATAATTTGGATAACGCAACCACACCAAGACTCTTCATTACATCACAACAAAAATTTGTCACCGGCGAAACTGTAACAGGTGCTATATCAGGTAGCGGTACGGTAGACAGATATCGTGCCAATCCTATCCAGACTATTCAGCAATTGTTGGACTATGCTGATATTGACAACACTCTTTACGATTTCCTTGACAATTTCCGTGATGAGTTTATGAATGCCATTCCTCTTACCTTAGCAGACGGTGTTAGTAAGAGAAGACTTCTAAAGAATATTCGTGAATTGTATCGAGCTAAAGGAACCTCTGAAGGACATAAGATTTTCATGCGGTTGCTTCTTGGTGAAACCCCTGAAATTATATATCCAGAAAAATATATGATTAGAGCTTCAGACGGTAAATGGGGCAATCAAACAATTATTAGAACTACGCCTGGAGCTAATGCGGTTGCTTCAGAAGTTATTGGGTCTACAATAACGGGAGATACTTCTGGTGCTACTGCTGTTATTGCTTCTGCTGTTGAGTTTGTTGAAGGCAGTACTTTGATAGTAGAGTTTGAACTTAATCCTGATTCATTGAATAGTCTCTATAGTTTCGTTGATGGTGAAAATGTTGTTGCAACATCTACAGTGCAAGATTTTCCCATGTCATTTACGATAAGAAATATAGTAAATGAAGCAATTGTTACAGACAGAAGTGCATTGTATGGTGTTGGCGACCCAGTTGTTTTCGACACAAATGTTAATCTTGGTAATGGACTTGCAGAAGCTCGAATAGAGAATCTTAATGAGGGTTGGGTAAGTGGAGTTTCTATTGAGGATGCCGGAACTGGATATAAGGTTGGTGATGCATTAACTTTCAGTACGGTGACAAATACAAAGCCACCTGAAGGATTTGTTTCTATCATTGACGGTTCTATTGTACTGGAAGGTACTAGCAAATATTATACAGATGATAATGCTAGACGTATAGATGAAAATGATTTTATTCTTTTAGAAAATGGAACAAATAGACATTATGAATATTTTGAGGTTGAACTTGAGACCGCTACTACAGGAACCCCTCATGAGAATCTTCTTTTAGACGGTACTGATGCAGCATCAGATAATGTTGGTCATAAGATAAGTATGCAATGGCCATTATTTCAAAACAGTGCTGATACTTACGGTACTGCTGCTGATCGTTGGGTTTTAGAAGAAGGAACAGCTGCCGACCTTAGTTTTGATGGCGGTTCAATCCAAGGAATATATTTAAGAACTGGCGGCGGTGGATTTTTAACTCTTCCTACTGTTACCATTGCAGCTGCTGACACGGTTGATGGTACTGGCGCATCTCTTATAACAACCACTGATAATATTGGGTCAGTCGGTGATATGGTGATTAAAAATGAAGGATTTGGTTATAGTTCTGCTCCTTTCATGGAATTCAGAGTAAACCTTACCTTAAAAGATGTGACAGGAACTTTTACTTCAGGTAATGATCTTGTTTATCCTTATGTCGGCGAAGTTAAAGCATATGATTCATCAACACAAGTTTTATCGGCAACATTTAAGGATGTTGTAAGAATACCATTAGAGACTGGCGATTCTGAAGGAATCCTTTTAGAAGAAAACGATAGAGTTGCAACAGACTTTAAACATTCTGAAATAAAACTTAATCAAACTACCGATACAGATGAAAAAATAGTTGATGAACAATCTGGTGAAAGAATTGTTTTAAATGCTACAGCTACAAGCGATGCTTATTTTGTTTTGGAAGATGGTACTGGCGAAACAGCAGGTAGTGCTATTGTTTATGAACAACCTGATGAAATGTATAATCCACCAATGCGATTGGAAACTGATACTTTTGCTGGAACTTGGGGCATTTCCCTTGAGGATGGAGTGCCACAAGGTCAAGGATCTTGGCTTGCAGAAAATGCTGCTGGTGATGGAATTATATCAGAAACAGCCATAAGTATTGGAAGTGCTTCTACTGTTCCAGGCCACCAATTAGAAAGAATATTGTTTGAAGGTAACACTAATATTCCCGGTGAAGCATTAGATCCTGTTGTCCTAAGTGGTGCTGGAAATTATATAGTAACC